GATATTTTATTCAATAAGAGTCTTGAGTTTTATGCAGCCAATCTTTTTGACGTTCTTCTGCATCTTAACACCGGGTTCATATTTACCAGAGAAATTTTGACCAATAAACTGACCACTTCTGGCTTTTGTTGAACACTGTAACATATTAGGATAACCATCCTCTAATAGATCATTCGCTACTTGTCTACCCGTTTCATTAACTTCGCATAATAAAAATGATTGATTATAAACAAAAGCTATATCTTTAACAACACTGGAATAAATTTCAGGTTTGATTTCATTATTTTTATATTTTGCTACTACGTTGTATGCGGGTAATCCTTTGTTGTTGGAGTTGTTTGTTATGTCAATAATAACAAAAGCATGATAATCTTTTTCTACTCCTTGGGCAGTATCTACTAATGTTACATAAACATGATCTTCTTTGGGTTCTTCGTAAACATCAAGAGAGTTTATTGATCTTAATGGATCAGAGGTGTGAATTTTAACGAGCTTTTGGCCTGAAATAAGAGTTTCTGTTGAGCCTAAAAATTCAGTATTGAATTCTTGGTTGAAGTCTTTTTCGCTAGTGTTAGCAATCTGTTGTTGTTTCCATTTTTCGTCTCTTCCCGGTACGTCAGACCAATGGATCTCAAATGGATGGTAACCATTTTTACCTTTCTTTGCGCTCATCCAAAGATTATAAAAATGATTCATGCCTTGTGGCGTCTGATGACCTAAAAAGTTATTATAAAGAACCGAGTGACACCATTTATCATCTTTTACATCAGGAAGAGAAACATCAAAAACTTCATTTTCTGATTTTTGGGTATCTTTAATTTTTAACCAGATTAGATTCTCGTCTACATTATCATCAAAAAATTCTTTGAGATTATCATCAGCTAAAGGATAAATTTTAGATTTGTGCTCTAATAGTAAACTTCTTGAAAAAGTAGTAAAAACCTTCTTTTTCCGTTTAGGAATAAGATAAAGTTTTTCTATTTCTTTGTTGCCATTTTTTATTATTGTTAAAGCAGACTCTGGAACAACATCTGTAGGATGTCCAGTTCTACTTGGAATTTTTATGTATGAAAATAAGTCTTTTTTTCTTTTTAATCCGAATCCTATTTGATCTTTATAAGCTGTAGAAAACCTGCCTTCAATTTCAATAGTATAAACTGTAGAATAAACTTTTACTTTCTCTGTGGGGGGTGTTATAGATTTATAAATTGAACCCAAAATTCCCAAATTAGATAATAAAAGTTGAACTTGTCTTATTAATTCTCTAGAAGTTGAGGAATAATGAATTCTGCCTCTCTTTGTGATTCCACCATCACCATCAAACATTCCCCTGAGTAATGCTGTTATGTTATTTTTAGACCATGATAGTACTTTATCGGGGATCGTTTTAGATGGAGCTTTCTTTGTAACATCAAAACCTAATTCCTTTAAAAATCCTACTAAATTTTTTGAATTTATGATGTAATGAACATCATCAATTTTTCTGAACTTTAAACCTAGTTTGCTCAGTGATTCTGAAATATCGTCTCCACAAGATATTACTATTTGTCCACCGATTAAATTTCCACTAGACTTTGAATAATGGTCTCTAGCATAACCTTCTGAGATATAAAGACCAACGAAATAGGCGATATCCTCGTTAATATATGAACAAGAAAAATGATTTTTATTTTTACCCTTTTCGGGGTAATATCCAACATAATCGTTATTACCGAAAACTTGAGTGTTATATTTTAAGGCAATATAGTCACCAACAGCTAATTCACTACTCTTAAAATAATCATATCTACCATTTTTATGTGCCCATAACTTATGGTTTTCGGAGCATTCAAGTTCTTCATAACGAGTTTTAATGATATTAGTTGTTGATTTTCCGTTATTAACAATTATATTACTTGAATAGAATTTATCTCTACCCATCACGGTATATTCATTTGTAAAATAAGCACCTTCTTTCTTTTCGTCAATTAGGCGCTCAATTTTTCTATATCCCGAAGGTGTTAAGAGATAAGTATCTTTAGTGACACAAGATACCACAATAACTTTAGAATTATCACCGGACGAGATCGTTGGATAAACAGATCGCATAAAGTTATTAGCAATCTGTTCGGGAACGAATGCATATTCATCCAACATTAGCAGTGAATAAGTACCACCTCTAACCGCTGATGCCGAAGTAGATGCGGCAATTACCTTAGAGCCATTCTCAAGCTCCATTGAAGTTTTATTGCAAGATTTAACACCCTGTTGCATCCATTTTGGAAGATTCTCATATGCCGTTTGAAGTCTTGATAAAATTTCTTTTGCTGTCTGGGCTTTGTTAGCAAGAATCGCAATAGATGTGTGCTCATCAAAAAGCATGTTATGAATCAAGAATGCAACAGTAGTCGTTGATTTTCCGCTTTGCCTGGGCAGTTTGCAAATATTAAATCTTTTCTCATAGAAGTTTTTAAGCATTTCTTCCTGAAAAGGATAAGGCTTAAAATTTACTAGACCTTCATTAAGAGTTACAATTTTAATATAATTCTTAGCAAAATAAATCGGATCATCAGCACATTTTGCTAATTCAATAAACTGTTCCTGAGTTAGCTCTACATCAATATTAGATCTTTTTAATAGGGGATTACCTAAATAATGCTCTTCTTTTTTTGGCATAAATTATTCACAATTCCAACGTCGTCTGGCTTTACAAATAGGCTTTTTGGGATCTTCGGAACAGCTAATATTATGCATTTTCATCTGACCTTCAGATCTACTACAATAAGATTTTCTGCGCTTTTTTCTTTTACCTGTTGGATTTTTTTCAGTAACAGCGGTTTGAAGTTTTGAACCTGGATGTTCTCTTCTGTAAGTATTCACAGCTTTTTGACTTAAACCATCAACTCTATCTTTACGATTTACTTTTTGCCAGGCTTCGGTATCTTCTTTAACTTGAACTAAAGGCATTTTTGGATCAATAACACTTACTCTAAAAGTAAGAACTTTTGCACCAGGGTAAACCTTTTCAACAGCGGATAATACTTCTAACTTCTTAGGAATTCTTACTTGCGGAAAGAACATTTGAGTGACAATAATTTTATTGCGCCAGTTAAGCATAATGTTCATTAATTGGCCACTTTGAGATTGAATTCTTACTCCTTCTTGAATCGTCTCTTCTGATTTTGTGCCCCAGTTAGCTGCACCAACTTTGCGACATTTTACTAAAGAAGCACTTGAATATGCACTAGGCCAAACATCATATCGTGATTTAACTTTGTGGTAACAAGCGTCTTTTTTACTCTTTTCTTTTTTATCTTCTTTAACTAGATACTCTTCGGTTTTAACGTATGTCGGTTTAGATGCTCCTGATTTTTCCGGTTGATTGGGATCTTTTCTATTCTTACGTTTAAAGGCTTTTTCTTCTTCCTTATCGGAAAGATTTCCTGCCATTTTAGAACTTCCGCATTTTGGAGTTGATTTCTGGCCGGGCTGTCTTGCACATGGAGCACCAGCATAAGGACCACCAATCTGCACCCAACCCGGAACCTTTTTACCTGTTTTAGGATCTCTGCCACTAGATTTTGAAAACCAATCTCTTAAACTACTATCACCAGATTTTGTTTCTTCCTGAATGGGAGCATTTTCCACTTTAGAAAGTTTGGCATAATAATCTGGTCTTTCTGCTAGATGTTGTAGTGCGATACTCTCTGCTTCTGACTTATCAGTAGTATGTTCCATTTCAACTTTAATACCTTTTTTCAGTTGTTTTTCAATTCTTTCAACTGAGGTATTATGCTTTTTGGCAATCTCATTAACACTCTTATGTGGCTTCATATCACAATCACAACCCATTTCTGCAAGAATACGATCTGTCAGAGAAGATTCTTTAAGTTTAGGAAGTTGAATACCAACTTTACTTCTTACGAGTTCTTGATTGGGTAATTGTGCTCTCTGTCTTGCCGACATACTTCTGAGTTTTTCCGCACCAACTGGAGGTCTTGCTTTTTTATGTTTTTCTGGATTAATTTGAAAACTTGCACCTTCGCTCAGTTTTTCATCAGAAGATAGATATTCTGCTGCAGTGTCAATAAAATCAGTAGCTCTTGTGATTTTAGATTGAACCCAGGCAGGAAGTTGTTGATCGGATTTTTTAATAACTTTTCTCAGTCTACTGACCGATTTTTCAATGCTATCCAACTCAATGTGAGCCATGTAGCCTTCTTCATCCTTTCTTTTACCACTTTCAATCTCTTTATGGTCTTCTGAAAATACTGACATTTTGTGTAAAATTAATAATTATTTATCGCTTATCTGTGCTTTTACTAATTTTATTGCTTCTGCAGTAGTTCCGACGAATATTGCATTGTTTTGAGTGACATTCCCATTACTATTATTGTTTCTACCTTCATCCATATCTTTAAGTTTTTGGTGAATATCAATAATCTTCTCGGCTGATTCTACGCTTTGCTTTGATAATTGACCAACAACTTCATAAGCTCTAGCTGAATCCGTTTCCTGTGCCAATTCAAGTGCATTATCAAGAGCCTCTTGAGTTTTTATGATTGTTGCTTTAATGACACCAAAAACGTATTGTACATCAGCATCAAAAGCTGACGGTTTTTGATCTGGTAGAACTTCTACCTCTTTTTGCTCAACTTCTGTTTTTTCAATAACGGGTTCAATATTGAACGTTGCATGTAATTCTTCAAACTTTTTTTGTTTTGGCATGATTATTCAAAAATTCCAATAAAAGAGAATGGATCTTGTGGAGCAATAAGTGCATTATCTATGGTAGTAATATTTAATACATCGGATCCTTTAATATGAAGTTTCGTGGTAGTATCATAGATTCCACGATCAACATTCAAAATATTTCCTTGTATTGATTTAACATAAAGTGTCTCATCATTAATTGAGATGAAAGTTTTTTCTGTAATGTTAGTGGAATCAGTTACTTCAATAAGAGTATCGGATTCGGATGAATCTTTAGCCAATGAAGTGATAACAGTTCCAGTATAATTTTTTGTGGCTTTTGGTGTTACTGTATATCTAATATCTTCTTTTTTATTTTTGCCATCATAATCACCAGCAATAAATCCAAAAGAAACCTTATTGATAATATTCTTAGATGCCTCATTTTCTCCTGAAATCGGAATAAAGAAGAAGATGTCAGCAGAAAATCTTAAAGTCCAGATGAGTGAACGTCTTTTATCAAAATTTCCTTCATAATCATCAGTCATTTCAATATCATTGAGTGTAAAAATTATATCTCTCTTCTCGTTGATTTCATCTAGAAAATCAATACTAACGGTATAGCTTGGACGAAAATATGGAAGAATCTGTTCAACTATCTGAAACATATCATCTTCTAGTTTAGTAAAAATACCAAGTTCTAAAAATAAAGTATATGCTATTGGTAGATATCCTTTTCGTGGTTTACTATTTTTATCGGGAGCAATAAAAGTTTGCGTGGCAGTCGTCTGTCTTGCACTATCATACTTAATATTGGTAATCTCCATTGACATTCTTGGAAGAGTGATCTGAATAGGTTTACTTAAATCTGGAGATTGTTCAAGTCTTGCTAGAAATTTTTGAGTCGGTCCATATGCAACTGGCACTCTTAATGTTGAAATAACTTCACCTTCGTCATTTTTATGTTTGATGTAGATATTATTAAAAAGTGTTCCGAAAGCGTAGATAACACGTCTGAGTGTTTCGTGATAGAAGTGTTGAAACATTAGATCTTACCAAAGATATTGTACTCTGTATCATCAATAACCTTATTGGCTTCCACTTGGATATCATTATTTTGTGCATAAGGATTAATCGTAATTCCGATCTGTGTGAACTCTTCATTAGTCAAAGATGAAATTCCACTTTGCACTGCATATTGAGCACCAGATTCCATTCCGGTTAAAAGTTCTCCGGGAACAAAGGATCCCGTCATATTACCAACTTCAAGAATATTAGTTGGTTTATCCCATTTTTTAACTCTTGCAGAATTACCAGTAATATTACCTGAAACGATCTCATTAAAAGTGAATGTTCCAGTAGCACTATTAGAAGGATTACTTATCGTTATTTGTGGTGGAACAGTGTAGCCAATACCAGCTTGAATGATTCTGATTTCGGAAAGAGATCCATTCTGAACAATACCTCTTAGAATAGCTGGTGTGGATGCTACTCCAACAACATTAATATCTGGTACCCCAGTATAACCGCTTCCTGGATTTGTTATTGTAATAATACCAACAATACCATCAGCGATTGTTGCATAAGCAGATGCACCAGAACCATCTCCTCCATAAAATCCAACTGTTGGAGCAACGGTGTATCCGAAACCAGGATTTGTTATTTCTACGTTTTGAACTCTAAAACGAGAAGAATCTGGTTCACAAAGATCAACAATACCACCGATCATTGACGCAATACCAACTGCTGTGGTTCCAGGAGAAGTTGTAAAAGCTACATTTGGAGCACTACGATATCCATCACCTCTATTGGTGATTGTGACACTTGTTACTCCACCATTAAGAATAGATGTGATGGCGGAAGCGGTATTACCGACCCCAATAAGTTGATAGATTTCAGTATAAATTTGATTTTTAACAGTTTCATCAATAAATTCATATCCGGTGGCAATAATCTCATCTTGATAGCGGAAGAGTTCACATCTTAAAGCATAAACATAATTGTTTTGTAGTTGATAAAAAGGTGCTTCATGTTCAACAAACTTGATTTCAAAAAGACGATCTCCAAGAGGAAACCATATTAAATCTCCTTCTTTAGGTCTTGTTGGTAATTCAATATCCGGGATATGTTGAATCAAAGGAGTGATATATGATCCAAATCGCTCTTTGGAAATAATAATATTGAGATCTAGTTCTGGCTTGATACCAAATTTACTTAAAAGTGTACCAGCTCCTTCATAACCATCATAACTTTCAATATATGCTTCTAAAGGAAACGCGGATGTAAATTTTGATTCAATAACTTCCCTAACAACCTTTCTTTTTGTTACATAAAGTCTCGGGAGATAGTAGATATCTACACCATGAATCTGAATTGATTCATTTATTAGATCTTGTAGAAGACCTTGTTCTGTTTTTGAGCCTTGCAAAAAGAAAGGATTTAACATCTATTTTATGCAATAAGATCTAGAGGCGGGAGTTCATAATAACTACTCATTTTTTCTTCAATAATATCAAGTTCTCGTTGAGCATCATCATACATCTCTCTACCATTAAGTTCAACTCCTCCTGGAAGTTTCATTCCTCTAAATTTAGATGATAGATTGGATCCCCATTGTCTTTTGATGAGAGCGGTTGCATACCTTTTAAGAAAAGAGTCATTCCAAACTTTAGTTGATTCTGTTGGATTGAGTGCTCTATAACACTCAATGAGTAGATAAGAATCCTTTGACATCGTTTTCCAATCAACATCAATATAAAGGCGTCCTTGTCTTTTATTGAATCTGATAGGTTTTTCGGTAGAAAGAATCCAGTCAATATCTTCAAGATAACGCTTAACCATGGTATAAGACAATAGCTCAGTTGATCCCCAATAATAAAGATCATTCAAAAATAATTGATATTTAATACTAAACATATTGCTGGAGAGTGTGTTAGTTCCCTCAAATTTAAAGATTTTAGTTACACCAAAGATATAATCGGGAATCTGAATATAATTTCTGTCGTCTTGGAATGTATAATCTTTTCCCGCGCTATTGGTAGTTGTTATACCAGGATTGATTTTACCTCCTGCCCGATCAATATCTTCTTGAGTTATTTTATATTTCAAGTAGGTCAACTCTACACCATCAAAATGCCTTTCTTGAAAATATTGAATTGCATCATCAACTCTATCTTCAATCTGTTCTTGAGCCACATTAATCTCAAGAACAGGAGCACCAAGACTTCTTAGGCAATAATCAATAAATTCTTGTCTATTCGTTGGTTGTGCCATTATAGTTTACCTAGACTAGAGATAGTTTCTTGTTGATAAAAATATAGCTTCATAAAATACTTAGCTAGATCCTTAGCATCATCTATATTATTTAAGCTATCAATATCTCTTGATAGTTTTTCATATTCAAAGGAAAAACTTAATGTCTTTAAATTAATTGTGTTTGGATTCATTTATGGAATGATAGCAATAGATTTTTAATAATCTGTAAATCGTCTTTCATGGATTCAATTTCAGTTTGCATATTCTCTAGCTTAGTTTTATCTTCTTCCTGTCGCTTTTTGCAGCTTATATATTTCTCATAAGCATTACCATTGGTGTTTACAATGGTGTTGGTTGATAAATCTCTTGCGAGATTGGTATCAGATTCAATAGAAACTAGCTGAGTCATTGTTAGGCGAGAGCGATGGTACGGATGTCTTTTACCTTAGGCACGTATGCCTGATTGGTAGAAGTGAAGATTAATTTAACTCTAAAGTATCTAAATGGAGGTAGATTGTTAGAGGTAAATTCATACTCTCTATAATTTTGTGCTTCAAAAGAAAGAGTGTTATTGGTTTGAGTGAATCTATCTGGAGTTCCATCATTAAGACTACTATTAACGGTATTGCCAAGAGAATCAATGTTACTGAATCCTGGAAATAATTCAAAAATCGGATTTGGGTTTTCTTCGGAATCAATGGAATATAGTGCTCTGATATCGGAGTAATTATTAACATCAGCACTCACATAAAGTTTAATAGAAGATGCTGGGAATTCTAATCTATGGGGTTTAGAAACGTAAATAAATGCATTTTGATCTCTATTAAGGGAATTGACTCTGTTATCTCCGACATAATTATCAACAATCTTATTGATTCTATTAGAAGTAGTGATAACACTCACTCTAGTAAGATCAATACAAGGACTAATTCTTGAATCGGCAGTCGTTAAAGTTGTAATAATATTAAGAGATTTGTTACCTGGTAGTTCGGTTAAATTATTGGTTTCGTTGACTTTAGATGCAATAATTCTTGGAGTCTCAAGATAATTATATTCTCCAAGTGTTATGTCATAATATCCCCTATCCTCAAACGAATTTTCGTTACCTGAAATACTGGTTCCAGATACACTTCTCAATTTTGCTTCAATGCTTGTATTATTGGGAATAAAGCTTTCAAAAATAGGAGTGATAAGCTCATATGGCATGTTCTGGGATGATCTCACAACATTCCCACCAGCACTCTTATTGGCATTAAAATAAAGAGCTGAATACAATCCGGATCCTGTTCTATCAATAATATTCTTAGTTCCGATCGTTTCGGATGACTGTGATAGTCTAATACTATAATAATCTAGACCGATAGGATTGCTTACTGTGGCATCTTCTAATTTATGAGTTCTATTGATTCGTAATAGTGATACACCATTCAGTTCATATTTTTGAATTTCTGAATTGATAGAATGTGTAATCGGGAGAGTGGAATCAATACCTCTTGTGATATTATTGAGTAATCCTGAAGTAACAGAAGTATATTTAATAATTTCATCGTTGATGATAATATAACCCGGATTATTAGTAGAGACTAATTGACCTTCAAATGATTCAAAAATGGTTGAATTATTAACTGGAATACTCGTAGTTGAAGTGTTGGATATCGGAGCTGTTATTGTTGCTGTCGGGGTATCAGCTTTAGCATTTTTAACTACAACATAATTCAATTTAGAATGCATTCCGTGATTAGAATGTTTAACTCTAAAGTGAAGACCATCTTCTTCCACTCGGATTGGAGGTGTTATTGTCACATTACCACCAGTCGCAAAATTGATCTGAGATGAAATACCAGAAGAATTATAATAATATAGACTATTACCAACACCAACTCCCGTAGCAAAATTACCTTGGACATTATCAAGAACGAGTTCATTAAATTGTGTTACATTACCAATAGAGATTCTAAGATTTCTACCTAAGGCATTTGCTCCAATTTGTGTGGCGGTTAATACGTCGCCCACTTGATAACCAGTTCCACTATTAACAACGGTTGCGCCAATTGCAACACCATTGGAAATAGTGATATTGGCTGTTGCGTTGCGTCCAGATCCGGTTATTGGTGAAAGTGAAATATTATTATACGTGAGAGTACCTGATGTTGGAGTATAACCAATTCCAGCAGAAGTTATTGTTAAACCACCATTTGATGTTCCCCCTGTTGCTAATCCTACTTTTGAAATGTATATACCCTGAGCATTGGTGCTAGGTTGATATACTGTTTGTCCATATTTAAAGTTATTATCGCTTTCTGTGATAGTTACTGCAAGTCCAAGTCTAACTTTTCTTGAGATAAGATCTAATGGATTATTGGTAAGAATAGGAATCTGTGAATTAGCTTCATTGAGATCTGGATTATAGAAATTCACATATCCAGAAGTGGTAGCAAACTCTGCCCGATAAAGAGTGAACTTAAGATCTTCAAATTGGCTAGGTGTCCAAGTTGATGCATTTTGAGACTTAAATAGGGATCCTAAAGTTGGTTGAGTCTCAACTATTTTTTTACTAAACACATCGCGTTCACCAAGTCTAGAAATCCAGACTCTATAAGATGTTGAGTTAGAAAGTAAAACAAATGCGTTTTCTTGACCCGGTTCAATATAAACAGGAGAACTGAATTTAAAAGTTGTTGATACTGAACCATCAGAAGAAATATTGACATCATCTGGATTCAGGGAAATCTCACTGAATGGAAGAATTGTCTGAGTTGGAGTACCAAGCTCCATCGTTCTGATTTGGCATCTAACTGGAATAGATGCATCCTTGGACTCAAAGTAGACATCAACATGTGTAAGATATACACCAGTTGGTTCATCACATGAGAAAGATTGTGCGAGAGGATCAATATAAAGACCAGTGAAGACTTCTTCCGATTTAGTTTCCGTGAATGTTCTGGTAGTAACGGAAGCGTTTCTAACAGAAAGAACTTTTTCTTGGATAGATTGCCTCTTACCTTCAGCAAAGAATTTAGACTCTGCTGCACTTAACGGACTCCCTTTAATTGGAGTGTTTGTTACATTACTGGTTAGTTTAAAGATCTTGGTGCCTGTGGAAAATACTGGATTCTCTGGAATATTAGGATCTGGAATATAAAAAGAACCAACAATTTCTCCGTTATTATCAGTAACCAATCTCAGCTCAGAAACAGTTGCTTCTGCACCACTACTCTCGCCAATAAGAATAAACCCATTCTGAACTTTACCATAATAATTGCCCTGTGATTTGAGAGCCAGTGATCCAGTATCAACATTAAGAATAGTTGATGTTGAGGTATAAGAAGTAGGTAATACGGTATTGCGATAAGGTTCACTTGAATAAAATTCTGAAGGTGAATTAAATCCTCCATTTTTATGATTAGGTTGTGCAATACGGAAATATCCTTCAATATTATTAGCTGTTGTTTTAATTCTTACTGT